ACTGAGAACAATAGCGATGGCGATGGCTAATTCCATAAAAAAGAGATAAAAATGGGATTAAAACATTTAAGACAGGCAGAAGAGATATTTAAACAGAATCCAGATAGACTGTTTTATAAAACAGAAATTAGGGATATAATTGGAACTAGTTACCTGCTGGTCTTGGATGTTTTAGATTACCTTTTGCATGACAAGAAAATCCTTAAGGTTGGAAATAAATATAGATGGAATGGAGGCAAAAAATGACTAAAATAAAAGAAATATTGTTTGAAGGAAGAAATGAAAAAGTAACAGATTTAGAAACTTATGAGATATATCAAGGAAAATGTAGGGCAGTCAGATGCCTGCTAGTGTGTGGGGGTGATGAGGTAATAAGGATCTCCTCTGAGGGTAAATTAAGTCATGCAACCAGAAAATATTATTTAGATAATTGCAAGGAACTAAAAAAAGTAACTAGTAAGATAAGAATAATTGTAGATTCATAATCCAATGATAAGAATAACCCCAATCATTGCAGATGTCACAGACCTGACATATAACGAAGTAGTTGAGAAGTATGAATCAATATATGGATTCAAAGAAAAAGAGGGAAAAATCTTTGCAGAAATAGGATATATCCAGATTGAAGGGGGAATGAAAGAGTAAATTATATGAGGGGTTAAAATGAATAAAAAAATACTGCGTGAGGAAGATATGTTGTTTTTAGATGAATTTGGGATTAATGCTGTTGGAAACTTATTAGATAAGCGAGGCTACGAAAGGGTGAAATTAGATTTTGGATATTTGAAGGCAGCCATAAATATTCTTGAATTACAAAGAATAAAAGAAATTACCTTATTTGTGAAAACTGACAGCCCTTTTCAAATAGGAACAGACAAAATAGGAGTCATCATTGCGCCGAGAGTAGATATCAAGAGGGAAGACCAATGAAAGAATCAAACATCTGTGATATAGTAAAGAATATAGTAGAGATTAACCTTGGCGGTGATGCTTTTTCAAATGTGATATACAAACATGGAGAAATGGATGTATTGCATATAGCCTCAGAAGGCTGTAGAACATATTATGAAATAAAAACTACCAATAAATATAAGAGTATTCACAAAGGAATAAGCCAGATTAAAAGAGCTATGAAGTATGGCATGTGTGATTGTGGATATGTAGTCACACCTGATGGCTGGGAGCAAGTAAAATGAGTGAATACATCCGACAGCAAGCAGATAAGCATACGGTGAAGCATGAATCTAGTGGAAAATTGCATTTCTTTGAAGTCACAAGCGGCAATAGTGGCAAGAAATATTCAGTTTCTATAAAGATAAACTGCGATTGTGCCTATACAAGCATAAAAGGTCAGGCTAATGCCACAATGTGCTCTCATGTGCTTGCTGTGCTGAGAGAAATAATCAACAGAGCGGATATTCAGATAATCCATAGTGAGAACATCATGGATAAAAGAAATGCTTGCAAACAACTTGTAAGAAGTGGTGAGAATATGACTGACATAACAGAAGAACAATTAAGAAAAGGGATACAGAAAGCAAAAGAAACAGGTATTTCACCAGATGTTTTACTGATTCCAAGACCAAAATTAAACACTATTAATATCTGTGGAATTGAATTATATGTTACGCCAAACCATTATTTATGCACAGTTGAAGGAATAGAAATACATATAGATGAGAAGATGCCTAAAGATAAGGCATACTTAATTGATTCAAAAACAATGGTGCTATTATGAAAAACATACATTATACAAGAAAATATAAGGTAGTGCTTTGTCCTGCTTGTGATGAGATTCAAGTATCAGTGCAAGGATTTAAATGCAAATATTGCAATAAAAAGACTACAATCATAAGTTCAGGCAAAGCCAAATTCCCAGTATCAATATTGAACTCATACCATACAAAGAAAGAAGCAGAGATTGTCTGCAAACATTTAAAGGAAATAATCAGAGGTTAGATAAATGATATACGGACTTCAAAGAAAGAAGAAAGACATGACCAGAATGATTAAATTAGAAGAGAAGAAGAAAGACCCCTATCTAATGAAGATACAAAGTTTGAGAAAGGCTCAACAGAACTGCCAAAAACAGATAAATGATATAAAAAAAACAAAAGAATTAAATAAAAAGATTTCATAAATCATATTCACTGGGCAGGATTGGCTACTTCATTTGGATTTGCCTCTGATTGACTTTCTGAGCCCGCCTGGTTTCATAGGGATTGAGGGCGGAGAGGAAAGCCGCAAGGTCACTAGGTTTGGGAAAACCAATGTGAGGAGCACCCTAGGATCCTACTTATACCCCAAGTGTTGCAGGTTCGAATCCTGCCAATCCTATTATTATCTTGGAGGTAAAAATGACTGAAAAAGAAAGAAGAAGATTATTGTTCTTGAGGGAAGATAAAGAAATCTTTGGCTTAACTTATCCTGAAGAGCAAGAATTAAAGAAGTTAGAAAGCAGGAGGAAAAATGAAATTTGTGAGGATTTAACAAATGACAAAACCAATAAGCTATAAAGGACAAAAGAAGTGTAGGAGACTCAATGAATTTGTAGAAGAAGAGGATGAAACTGATGAAAACAAGACCTGAACTGATGATAGAACTTAATGAACTTTTAGGGAAAAATTATAACTGGAGACGGCTTCACTTGCTTGATTTGCAGAGGCTTGTAGATTCTATTAAAGCAAAGTAAACCAAAGGTTTATATATAAGATATAATTAAAGTAATAAAAGTAAGTAAAGTAATAACATGGTATCATTATACCTAATTGCAGAGGTGATTAAATGAAAATTAATATTGAGTTTGAGATAGGTGAGAATTACAAAGAATGGATAGCTATTGCTGTGCCTATATTATCAACATTGGCTATTGTCCTGACTTACGTTTTGGTGGTCATATAAATGGTATCGGAAAAACTAAAAACATTGAAAGAATTAGAGATTACATCAGGACATCCCATGTTTAATATGGGGGCAGCAACGCAATATAAAACAATGAAAGCAGAAGCTATCAAATGGATTCAGGAGCTATCGTTAGCAAATTCAGGGAATAGCCATATTGATGAAATATATGAATTCAATCACGGAAGAGTTATCGGATGGATTAAGCATTTCTTCGAAATAACAGACGAGGATTTGAAATAATGTCATTAATACATATAGATATTCCAGACAATGAACATAGGAAAGCAAAATCTTATGCAGCAATAAAGGGAGTAAATCTTAAAGATTATTTCATAGAGGCAATAAAAGAGAAAAATGATAATACCAAAAGAACAATTAAATGATCTAGGATTCATTGAAATAAAAGAAAACCTATTTATGAATGAATTACCTGGAGGCATTAAGTTATACAGAGATTATAGAAATGAGCCTCCAGTTAGTTATGCTTACCGTGGAAGTGACAAAATAAATTATAAGTTCATAAGAGAGTATCAAACTATCACCAAGATTGAAAGACAGATGGATGATATGAAAAAGGAGGGAGAATTATGACACCAACACGGAACAGACCCAACTATTTCAGTTCACCAAAAGAATTCACCGATTTTGAGATAGAAAGATTTATGATGGAAGAAATTGAAGAAGACGAAGAGAACATTGAAAAGGAGTATGTATAAGATGTTCAATTTTCCTTATTGCATAACAGACGGCTGGAATCATATCAATTGTCAAAATGGATGGTGGGATGTTTTCCTTGCTATGTTTTTGGTTGTATTATTCATTGCTGTTTGGAGGAAAATAATATTCTCATAGTCGCATATCTCCTCGCGTGTGCAGGCATTCGTTGCGACAAGGGTTCACCTCATCCTTTATTTGCGGATGCCTGCTTTATTCTACATAGAACTACTTAAATCAAATCAAAAGAAGAATAAATATATCATTCTAAGGTGTTATAATGTGTAGTATCAGACCCTAATAACCGAAAATTCCATTATTGGAATACATCTCCGTTTAATTGTAATACCAGTGCATTTCCTGTGCCACCTGCACCCCCATTACCATCAGCCCCAGTTCCTCCTGAACCACCTGTAACTTGAATTGCCCCTGAATTTGAATAAGTCCCAAGATGTCTTAACATAATTGAACCTCCTCCACCTCCACCGCTTCCTCCAGCATCACCTGTTGCAGCACTAGGAGTATTTCCTCTGCAATCTATATCTCCAGCCGCACCTATACTAATATTGCCTTTGGCAATAATAATTAAACTCATGCCACCTGTGCCTCCAGTTGCACTTGTTCCGCCTTTGGATGTTCCAGAAGCTCCCCCTGAACCATTAATTGCAACTGGATGCCATTGATATATTAAAGTATGTTTTAAAAGTGTCATATTCATAGATAATTTTGAACTCCATCCAGTTCCACCAATTCCACCAACAGCAATACCTGTCTTTCCACCATTAGCACCATTTGAATAACCACCGCCACCGCCACCGCCAGCATTATCATCACCACTTCTAGTACCATTAGCTCCACAAGTAGAACAATCATCTGTTACACTTGAACCACTACTACCATTCCCCTCACCAACTTGTGAAGCTCCACCAACTTTACCTTTACCTTTTAAATTAATAGTTCCATTAATTGTAACATCTCCTTGACATAGAAGTATAATTGTTTCACTAGAATCACTACTTGATGTTCCTAATGTAGCACCTGTTGATATATTGATAGAAGTATATTTTTTTATTCCAGCTGTAATATTAGTAGTTCCTGTAGTTATATTTAAAGCACCATCTGAACCGTCACCAAAAACACTATAAGGAATAAATTTACTATCTGTCCCATCATGATCATGTCCTGTGGAAGTATTGCTTATTGTATCCGCATTTGTAACAGTAGCACCAGATACTACCAATCCTGCGCCGGATACAGCATAACCAGCACCGGATACTGTGCTTATTGTGTTTGCATTTGTAACTGTTGCGCCGGATACTACAACCCCTGCTCCTGATACTACAACTCCCGCTCCGGATACAGCATAACCAGCCCCAGATACAGTACCTAATATTCCTGATTCTGTATTAATCCTGTTAGTGATAAAGTTAAGTCCTGAAGCTCCATCTGCTTGTCCTGTGAAACTTCCTGCAGTAAGCATTCCGCCGCTTGAAAAGTTTGTATGTAAATCTGCCATATTTTAAATTCCTCCCTTTTTTTAAGTGCCGCTCTTCGCAAAACGTAAAGTACATTGAATCTGAAGTTCTCTATCCCCTTCAAATAAATCTGCTGCAATTGCTTCTCTTACAAACATACTGCCTGCAGATGATGCATTAAAAATGCCCCATTCTGCTAAATTTGTACCAGATATTTCAGTTGAACTAAAATCTGCTGTGTAAGTAACATCTTTTACAACTGACAAATCTGTGCTAGTAAAAGCATTTCTATCTGTTTCAGTGTTTAAAGCTGTCTGCCCTGCAGTAACAGTTGTGCTGCCAGTCCCTATAGCAATATGGGTAGGTATTGCACCAGAACCTCCAACTATTCCTGCTATAGTTTCTATACCATCATCAGTCAACATTTTAAAATCCTCCTCCACTTATTACCAGCGTGCTTCCAAGTCCGCCCTGAATCAGGTTGCCTACACCTATTCGACTATCAGGACTTTCTATCAAACCATGTTTCTCTGAATGAAATACGAAATTATTGTTTATTGCACCAGTCCATATCTCCCAATGAGTATCAATATCAACATGTTTAGTTGCAGTTTTAAGTGTTGTGAAATCTCCTACAAGTTCGCCAATCTCAACATTTCGTATCCTGTTCATATTATCCTGCATAACATCTGTGAAATCTGATACTTTCTTATTGACATCTATAGTTAAAACTTTCTCAGAAAGGTTATTGGTAGCATTAAAAGAATAGGAAACAGATAATATTGTATATGTTTGACTGCTAATACCATGCCAAGGTAAATCAACTATGCATGTATTCCCTGCAGTGATAGTTATTACTCCTTTTATGTTTATTGTCCCCTGAATCTTTGGGTCTTTATTTTCTGCCAGGAAAGCTGTAGCCTTTTCATTAGCCTCAACATAACTTTTTATGTTAGAATCTTTGATTATTTTAGTTTTAGGACCATAAGCAGTGATACTTGTAACATCATGTATATATTTTAAGATAGGTGCTAATCTTTCGTATTCCATGAAAACTGAGCCCGCAGCAGGGATATTTTCGCCTGCAGTTGTGCCTGAAGTGAACACTATCTGTTTATTATGGAAATCAAGTAACCATTTTGAATCTTTAGTGGCAGGGTCATCCATATTAATTATACCCCCAGGCTGGATTATAGCAGGATTAGTCCCACTTGTATATACTCGAGTATTATGCGGTTTATCAGTTAAAGTGAACACGCTGCCTGTACCGTCAGATTTTAAATATTGTGAATTACCAGTAAGCACCCTATCACCATATACCCAAACTTTATTAAATATTTCTCTATCTTCTTTCTTGAATTTTGCACGGATTACATTAGTCTTATCAAATGTTTCGCCGCTTGATATGGTAGATTTTAATATAAAATTTACATCTTTGTCTTCATCAACGAACCAATAACAATCCGCAAGCTCTGCCAATTCATTAAGAGAATTAAATATATGTTTATGGTTAAAACCTATGGCTCCTATTGTGACCCCTGTAGAAAGATTAATATTATTGACTGACACTAAACCCTCGGCATTATTGGCAATGATAGTTTTTGCTATCAAGCCTGCATCCTTATTTTTATATATTATCGGACTAACAGTCATATCCTGCAGCACTGCCCCGTAATCCCTGCCTCTTATTGTTACTCTTTCTTCACTAGCATCACCATCAAAACTTATGTCTTCTATTATGCCTGTAAAGATTTTTGTTGTTGCAGGGTTTGTATCCTTATCCGCATAAATTATAACTTCATCATTCAGATTAAATGTATTATTATACATGCCTGTGAAATTCTCAAACTCTACTGAGAAATTTGAGGCTGCATTGAAATCTCCTATGTTACGTTCTACATCAATATTTAAAGAATCCTGGTATGTTGTACCACCGATAGTAATCTTTGTGTATATTGTCATTTATCCTAAACTTACCTTTTTGTTTAATTCTCTCTGCAATTGGTCAGCAATATCTCTGCCATTGAAACCATTGAGGTTATTGATATAGATGGTTATACCTTTTTTGTCATGATTATCATGATACTTATCTAAAGGTATTACTGCTTCTGGTCCAGCTTCCCCTATCAAAGCTAATGTAGGTTTGTTGATAATACCTCCTTCTGCTAATCTAGGTAAACTTAATTCTGAGGCATAGGATAGATTTACTCCGAAAGATTTTCCTCCTATCCCAGGAACCCAACTAGGGATACTTACTTGTATCTTATTTAATGCTCCTATCACGAAATTAATTGCTTTAATCCATACATTAGCCCAAGATTCTGCAAGTCCTATCATGAAATTTACTCCGCCCTTAAAAGTATCTTTAATGCCGGTCCAAAGTTCACCAAAGAAACCTTTTAAGACTTCCCAATGCTTAATCACAAGCCCTAAAGGGTGATAATCTAAGAATAATTGTTTAATCCATTTCATAGATTTCCAAAATACATCTTTGATGCCGCCCCATAATTTAACAAAGAAAACAGAAATAGCATCCCAATGTTTCCAAAGAAAATAACCTACAACTATCACTGCTGCTATTGCTGCAATTATGGCTAACAATACTGCCCATACTGGAGCACCTGCTATTGAAACTGCTCCCATACCTGCTGCAACTAAACCTAAACCTGCTGATATTGCAGGTAACATTCCGACTATGATTAATAATGGTCCTCCAATTAACGCCAAAGCTGTACCTGCGCCTAATGTTATCGCGGTCCATTTTGCAATAGTAGGATGTGCTTGAAAGAAGTCTAAGACAGGGGTAAACAATTCAATAGCCCGTTCTATGATTGGGAGGAAATGTTCGCCTAATTCTACTTTGGCATTCGCCCATGCAGCACCCATCTGCTGAGTCTGGATTGCTACACCATTCTCAATAGTGCCTATGCGTTCAGCGTTCTCAGTCAGAGCAGCCATTGTAGCGTTCATAAAAGCAGTCTTTTTCTCTGCATCGGTGAGTTCGTCTGAAGCTTTGCCTAATGATTCAGCAAAACCATCATAAGCGCCTTGAGTATCTACCATTATACCAAGATTATCCAGAATTAATTTCGACTGCCTGCCGATTCCAGTTGTGATGTCTTCGATTGCTTTCCCCACTTGGGATCCTGTAGCTTGCGAAGCTGCCAATGCACCTTCAAACATAGAAGGTAAAGCATTAGGATCTATCCCTAATAACATTGCCTGGTTAGCCTGAGTCATCAACCCCACATCAGATACTGTCCCTCGAGTGGCTTCCTGTAATTTCTTCATCATGGCAGGCGCATCTTTGCCTAACATATTATTAAAAGCATCCATGATCGGAGCTGCACTCCCTGCTTCTTTAGCAAAATTTGTGATTAATGCAGCACCACCCACACCTGCAGCAGTTATTCCTGTCCCTATCGCTACCAGTTTCTTATCTACTTTTTCAAAAGTTTTAGAAAAATCATCTATTGCAGATATAACTATAGCTACACCTGCACCTCCTGCTGCACCTGCTAACAGACCGCCTACCATTATCTTTTTCCTCTTGACATTTGCTTTCTTTCTGCCTTTTTCATTTCTTTCTTCTGTTTCTTGTTTTCTCTGTTCTTTGCACTGACCAATAAGTTTATTTCAGGATATGTTAATCGGGGGATATTAAAGAAATTATATCCTTGTTTATGAAGCCATAATATCATATCCCCATTATTTACTTTTTTTTTAACTCAAGTTCATTATTTTCTATCACTGTCTCTGCTTTCTCACTCATCTTTTCCTGGGTTACGTCAAGGCTTACTGCAAGAATAGCTATGGCTATCGCATTTGCATAAGAAGGTTTTATGTCTTGCAATTTCTTTTCATCCATAACGGGTTTCACCAATCCTAACAAGATTATCTCATTATCAGATCTTAACTTTTCTTCCTGACTCCCAGAAGTTGCTTTTGAGTATATTGTTCTTAGTTGTCCTCTTGAAAGAGGTCTTATCATTACAGTGGGTTTATTTTCCAACAATTCAAGTATTACTTCTTCAGCAATTAAATTACCATCTTCTCCCCTTTCAAATAACATAGTGTTTTCTTCTAACATTTTATTCCTCCTTAACTAAATCATAATTACCTCAATAGGATAATATAATTTGTTTGTTTTAATTGTTTCAATTCTTATAAATTTGTTTGTCTGAGGTTCGATTATCCACACCTTTTTATTATGATCAACCATAATATTAAACGCATGTATCTTGCTCCAGGCAATACCTAAAGCGAACTGCTTAAGTCCAGTATTCCAGTACCCCATCAATGCAAAACTAAACTCATCACAGTCATGCTTTTCTTTTACCCATTTCTTTGATTCAAGTTTGGTAGCTTTACTGAAAGCCCTGGCTTTTGTCATGCTTGTAAGACCATAAATGACATCTGATAAATGAACATTCTTACAATGAGATTCAAGTAAATGTCTCATATCTTTGATGTGCATCTCACCTAACTTCTCAGGCTGTTTAATGATAGCACTTAAGTTCTGCTTTTTCAATGATGCAATCTCTCTTAATAAGTCGTTGATATGTAATCTAAGGTCGTTAACCTCTAATTTCTCTAACCTAATTTCATCCAAATACTTTACATTTAATTTATCTATATTTAGCTTTAGTTTATATATTTCATCACCAAATAACTTGATATATTGTCTTTCAATGAAATTCTTATAAAAAATAAAAAAGTCCATGTTTTTACCACGGATTATATAAATGCGTACGATCAAAAGCAGAACCTGTCACATGCTGAGGTCGGATATCAAAACTTAGCTCGTTTGCACCGTCTGTTGTGCTGGGGTTATCCATGCTGGTTATGTGGCACCCACTCATATAAAATATTGAGTGTTTACTTCCAACTGCAGTGATGTCAGCGTTTAGATCCAGAGTGGTATTAAACTCACTGCCACCTTTGTAATATTTCTCATATAACCATGCTGCATCCTGGCCGTCAAGGTCTGCTGTAACCGAAAGAGAATAATCCCGGTTTCCATTATATGGCGTGCCTATAACTCTGCTTCCATTGAGGTAATGTGGAGCTGTCATATTACCTGCAACAGCAAACGTAACTTCTTTGGCAGTATCCATGGGACTGCCTGCAACTGTCAATAGACTATCTTCCCACATGTACGGTGTTAAGTATTGAGTTCCGCTATTGATTAATGTTGTTGTAGTCCCTGAAGAGAATATTATATGTTCTGCGATATAATCCACTTCTATTGTTGTTTTCTCACCTTGGGATAATGTAAGTGTGGTTGTGTTAGAAACAACACCTTTCACAGACCTTATAAAATTTCTTCCAGTTCCCGGAGATTGTTTTGAATCTTCTATTGTAAAACTCATTGGCGCAGGATGAGAATTTGTGCCTGAAGTGAATGGACTTTGCCAAACATCACTATCAACTTCGCTTACTGCATGCGTGCATGTTGTTGCTGTTGCCCCGGATACTTCAACAGTAGATCCAATTGCATAAAACATAAGCCTCATATCATGAGCATTATAAGTTAGTGTACCAGTTACATCATGATGTCCCCTGTCCATTGTGTCATAAGACCTGGAAGCAGTGCCCATATATCTATCTTCCATATAAGTCTCAGCATCATCTATGGTATGGTCTGTCACCTGACCTAGCCAAAATGTACTTCCTGCAACGCTGTCTGCACCGTTCGCATTATTCGCATAAGTCCCACTTTCATGGATGCCTAACACTTTATTCATATCGCTTAGAAATCTTGCCACCTTAATCACCCTCCTTTATCTTGAAATGTTTTTTTAGCTTTTTTACTACATCATTCCTCAAAGAAACTTTATCTGTTTTCAGAGCTTCAATGAGTTCCTGCTTGCTTGTGAACATCCGTAATATATCTTCTGCTGTCTCATCACCGATTCCGTTTATTTTTTTCAGGTCGTTAACAAATAAATCAGAAGATTTCTCTACCAGGTTCTTATCTTCTTTAGTGACTGTTTGGGCATACCCTTTCTCATCTCTGTCTGCCATTTTCAGTTTTTGATATATTGACTTGCTTCTATCTTTGTGCAGCCCAATTCTAATGCCACATCTTTTGTTGTCAAACCTGCCTTAGATAGTCGTTTAGCTTTGTCTGCTATCGGTTCTGAGGCTGTCTTTACTGAGGCTGTCTTTACTGAGGCTGTCTTTGCTTTCTTTTCAATTTTTACCGGGATTCCCGGTGTGTTCATTTCTTTATTTGCCTGTGGTCTTGTGTGTTGCATTCCAAAATCCATGTTAATCCCTCCGTTAGATGTCATAAAAATTGTATTGAATATTAAGTAACCTTGATTTAGGCTGGTCCTCACCGTCTTCATCTACTTCAACTGCGCTAAGTAACTTGAAATTATGAAGATAATTTGCTATGCTCCCAGTAGAAGCAGTGAATTGTATATCTCGTAATCTTTTGTAACAATCATTTGCTAGCTCATCTTTTTCTTTCTGATTTCTGCCCCAGATTCTAATCTCTAAGTTCAGGATTACATCCATTGCATTGGTCTGCATTCCGGAAGATGTCCCTGAAAAGTTTGTAAGTTTTATTGTGATTAGAGGATATTCTACTTTCCTTTGAGGGTAACTTGTCATTACAAATTTAGACTGAGTAGTTCTTGCAGCAGTTAGGGGATCAGTGATATTACTAAGAAAATCATTTTTAATGAAAAATAGTATGTCTCTTGGAAATGTGCCTGATTCTATTACCATGTATCCTCGCTTGAATCCTAACTTAACTAAGCCTCGCTTGACTTAATTATACTTTCAATGACTCACAATTATTTAAATGTATTGATTTTTTTTATAACTGTGAAAGGCTGTCTCTTATGATCAACCTGAACTTGTCCCGATTTCTTGCTATGGAATTAGCAAAATGATGCCTTGCTTTTATCCTGCTAGTTCCAAATTCTAACCCTTCAGGATAATCTAATGGCGTGAAAACTACTGCATCATAATCAAACTGTTCCATAGCAACAGAGTTCATAAACCTTCCTGTGTCAACGCTGGTAGGTTCAGCTTTTCTTCCTGCAATACTTTCTTTCACTTCATTTCGGCCTAATCTTCCTGCTTTAGCAATTCCCTGTTTCAATAAACTGTCTGCATGTTTTGTCTTTGCAACCAAGAACTGCTGAGTCTTAGCCAAACCTGTGACACTCATCTTTATTGGCATTAGCTTTCACCTATGAATGAGCCAGCAGTTAATTTCCTGATATAAACCTTTTTGTATATCTGGACTGCGCCAACTTCTATAGGCAACCCCCCAATAGGGATCATAGTAAAATTATCTGCCTGGATTGGGCTTCCATTCATTCCGATCTTAACTTTAAATATGCTTCCTGTACTTGTGAAGTCAAGGGAACCATTAACAAATAATCTCTGGTCATGAAGACTTAATTTACCTTGTTCTACAAGGTTATAATCTTCTGAACCATACTTGTTATTTAAAGGGAATACTATTCCTGAAGTCCATACTGTTGAACCTGTAACCTCTGATAATGTGACTTCATCATCATATACTGAACCTGTGACCATAGAATAATATTTGATAGTGATAGGTTTGCCTGCATAATCTACCATCCTTTTAAATCCTAATGAGAAGTTATTAGCCAAATTACTTTCTTCAGATAATTTAACTACATCATAACTTACACTGATAGGAGTATCATTATATACTTTAATTAGGAATGTGATTACTGTCCCGGTATCATTATGAACTACAGTATAATCTAAGTCTATGTATAGATAACTACCGCTATGAGTTACAAGGAATCTCCCGCCTACTGTCTTGATAGTATTGGCTAATGTTAATGTCCTGTTCTTATTACCTGAAGTTCCTGTTAAATTGGCACCTGTATAATCTTCTGTATCGCTCATATAAAACATCCCCCTGAATCACATCTAATCCAACATTTATCGCTGCTATTATAACCAGCTGTGGTAATATTCCCATGATTAGATACATTACCTGCAAATGTTATATTACCTTGTCCTGCATCGGACTGATTGATAATAATCTGTTCTCCACCCATATCAGTCGCAACCAATTCACAGTTATCGCTGCAATCAATATGCCAAGTTCCTGAACCTGAATATGTACAAGTATCTTCGGCACTTTCTGCTTCTTCTACCCCAACAGTATAAAAGGTTGAAGGTGAATTTTGGTTGTCATACTCAGTTTTAATCCAACCTGATGAACGAGCAACATTAGAAGCACGAACTTCATCTATGGTGCCATTGAATGATTCTGGTGGATCATCACTAATAAATCTATTGGTCAATACCTCAGTCCCCCAATTTGGTGTAAAGGAATCTATTGTTGACCCTATACTTGCGCCATCCTTATAAATTATTCCTGTTGTTCCGTCATATGTTGCAACAACATAATAAAAAGTATCAACAATCATTCCATGACTATAGTCCCAAAAAGTGTATGATGAACCATCACCAATATAAAAGTCTAATGATGTACCATCTAATCTAAAAGATGCACCCTTGTTAGAGTTTGATGACTTAATTATACCTGTATTCACAACAAAACTTCGGGTGGAAATCCACGCACTGAATGTAATCTCATCCCCTGACGTTGGAACTGGTCTTTTTGTTAAACTAATATGGTCATTTGTCCCATCAAAATCTAAACTCCCATCAATCTGTCCTGCTACTTGGTCAGCACTATCCATCCCTGAAGTTGTCCCATTATTTCCGTTTGAAGTGGAATCATAAGTTGTCCCTGCTGGTGTCTCCTGCAAATGCTGAACCATCAAAAAATTACTATCCCAAACATCATTTACATTCTCTTGATTACTTGCAGCTGCATTACCATAATACATTTGTATAACAGTATCTGTACTACCACTTAAACTAGGTATCCTAACCCATGCCTGTAATTCGCCAGTAGTTCCGTTATAAAATTCTATCTCATGGTCTAATTTACTGCCTGAACTGTTTACAAACACTATATCGTCACCGTCAGCTTGTGCATCATCTCTCAAATCTGTATCTGTTATATTTATTAAAATAGGGAAATTAGTTTGGGTTCCGTTCACTTTAGAAGAATTTATGGTAATGTTTTTCTTATAAGACCAAGAAGAATTATACCATGGTGTTGCTGTGCTTATTGTAATTGTCCTTTCCTCAGTATTATTTAAATTCCCTGCTATATTTTTAACAAATGTTTGGTAAGTGTAAATTCCATCATCTAGCCCATCAGTGGTATTCTTACTTTGATTTAAATAAAGAGTCCAGTTATCTGTGTCATATTTATTTAAATTAGAAAGATACATTATTTCAATTTCTTGTTTAGTAAAACTCCTATTAACATAAATTCTATATTCGTCAATTGTGCCATTAAAAAAATCGTCATCTTGGGTATCCTTACTTCCAATTGTCAAATTTGCAGTATTAGAAATTGAACCAGAAACTGTATTATCATCTTCTCCTGCTGTAAAACTAGTTTGATTAACCCCATCAATCCATAACTCTGCTAAATCACCAATTCTTTGTCCTAGTCCAAAATGCCAATTATCATCACAAACATCCTGCGTTGATTGTAATGTTGCAGTATTTGGGCTTGCGCCAGGTCCCCTAAACTGCAAAGACAATACATCAGCATCGCCATAACCTCCCACTTCCATTTTATACCATCCCCCAGCATTATGAGTGGCAGTACTTCCTTTTCTTGAAATATCTGAATCCAAACAATAATCACATTTAAACCAAAACATCATAGCAAAATCAGTATCTCCAGGATTTAATGAATCACTATGAGGGATATGAATACTTTGACCATCAGAAACAAAATCTGTAGTTGTAAACTGAAATGCCCCATTATATTTCCCGCCAGAAATCCATTGAGGTAATCCTGACTGATCATGCCCAGCATCAGTGATATTAGTTAAATTACCATGATTTTCATTTCCTGAAAAATCATAAACTAAACAATTCCAATCACTACATTCCTCAAATGCAGAAATATTATCAAAATTAAATCCTAAAACTAACTTGTCATCATACATAGTATAATTAGTTCCATTCCAATTCCATTTTATTTCGTCTAAATTACTTTCAGTTATTGAAACATTGATTTGAATTGAAGTGTTTGAAGTAGTTGTATCATTTACAGGAGTGGGGGTTGTGAAGTCAATGTAGGGGTAGGAGTCTGCCTCTTCTGCCCCAACTGTATAGAAGGTTGAAGGTGAGTTTTGATTGTCATACTCAGTTTTAATCCAACCAGCAGAACGAGAGGTGTTGGAGATTCGGACTTCGTCCATTGTACCATTGAAATGCTGATTCCCTCCAGGTGAAGAAGTATCCTGAGATCGCGCAATTCTCAGGAGATTATTGCTATTGGTTATTAATGATTTTGGGAGTGTCCCAGATCCGTTTTGTTGTCCATTTATATAAAAAACATAATTATCGCTTGAATCAACGGTGATACTAATTTGTTGACTTTGACTAACAATTATTTTATTAATGCTAATTACACTGAACCAACCACTGTTATAACCAGCTAACATTAATTTTTCTTCGTTAACACTATTATAAGATCCTTCAATAACAAAAGCATAATTACTTGGACCACCACCACCACCACCACGATGGCTTACTAACGCAAAACCGTTATCAGAAGTGGTTACACTATTTGGATTTATCCAAAGAGATATAGTAAGTGCGGTAATATCCAATGAATTATCAGAGCCACAAGTTAGATGATCATCATTCCCATCAAAATCTAAACACCCATCAATCTGTCCTGCTACTTGGTCTGATGTGTTCATCCCTGAAGTTGTTCCATTATTTCCATAAGATGTACTATCTTTAATATCTCCTGCCCCACCATCAATATCTGTCTCCTGCATATGCTGAACCATTTTAAAGTTGCTATCCCAAACACCATTCACATTTTCTTGATTACTTGCACCTGCATTACCATAATACATTTGTATAACAGTATCTGTACTACCACTTAAACTAGGTATCCTAACCCAAGCCTGTAATTCGCCAGTAGTTCCGTTATAAAATTCTATCTCATGGTCAAGTTTTGTACCAGAAGTATTAGTAAACACTATATCATCACCATCATTCTGGGCGCTGGTTGAAAGGTTAGCATCAGTCATACTAATTAATACTGGGAAATTGGTTTGAGTTCCATTTACTTTAGAAGAATTTATTGTAATATTTTTCTTATAAGTCCATGAAGAATTATACCATGGGTCAAGGTAATAAAATCTATCATTATCTATTGCTTGTGTTAAAGTATCACTTGATATTTTAATGCCCCAGAAATATTTACCATCAATATCATTAAAACCTATAGGCATATCAACATACATCCTGATTTGGTATGATTTATTATTTTCAATAGCCACATCTTTGATATAATACCATTGATTCATACCTTGAAATTGTCTGTTTATTTGATTGAATGAATGAGTAAAATCTACCCAATCTACTATCTTTGAATAATCTGTTTGCCAAGTTATAGTATAATTATTGCCCTCAGTATTTTCGTAACTATCAAAACATATCACTGAATCTGTCTGATTATATGATTCACACATTTCAGATGTTTCATTATATTTACTACATACCATATATGATATGTTCCTTTTATGATTGTTATATTCATTGCCATAATCACAATCACCTGAAGTGACACTTATATCAGACACATCCTGGAATGAATGGGTATGATTATTGCTCCAATTAACATAATGAGGCTTATATAATTCAGCTTTTTTCGGTTTTACATTTGAACTATTAAACCCCCAAACTGCATCAATGTTACCTGAATAATGTTTAGATGTAAGATTAAAATATACCCACCCGGGAGAACTTATAGTGTGAGGAGAGGATGAAAGATAGACATTAGAATCTTCCATAAATACAGTATCATCAATTATGGCCCAATCATCAGAGTTTTCACCTAATATAATCTCTGGGTCAAAAAAAGCATTACCTTCAAATACTCTGGTTCGTATCTTTAATTTTCCGTTCTGGAATCTTTCAACTCTTACAATGTTATCTAATTCTTGCTCCCAGTTATTAATAATCTTAAAATCCATCTCTGCCTGAGTTCCTCTAATGTTCTTATCCACATAAACTACCTTATCTTTAAATTCATCTAATTTGCTATAAGTCCAAACAAAATATGTTCTTAAATTAGAATCAATAGGATCCCATTCAAAACTTTCTTTAACCTTATATTCAGTGATTTCAAAATATCTAGTAAGATTACCTTTACTATAATAGATAGTCTGCTTAACATAAGTAATATCATCTTCTGAATGATATGATAAGTTAGAATATTTTGCACCTCTATTTTTATACATAGTTACATATCCTTTACCGTTCCAATAATACGGCTGGATAGAATCTTCAAAAGCTAAATATCGCCCATTATAAGCCTTAAATAAACCATCAGAATATTTTACTTTTACAGTATCATCATTTAAAATAATCTTAAATTTGTCAGGCTCTATAAATATTGTTATCCCACCTATAACTACAAAAATGATAGAAGTTGCAATTATCCATTTTGTTATAGTTTGCCATTCCATTTCCTTATCCTACGATAAGACAGCTTGTGTCACCACATATAAAAGTATGAGTAGCATTATCATAGATTTTATGATTAGTTGCATCATTCTCTAACTTAATTGTCTGTACAGTTAAGTTTGTGCTAATAACCATATTTGCATGAGTAGGTGAAGATGTGGAAGTTAAATGTTGACCAGTATTAAAAGCTAATTGAGTGTCGCCTATGCCATCCGCAGTCACAGAAAGACCATCAGCGTCCTGTGTTAAAGCAGTATTACCAGCTACACTAAATGTAGTTGTCGATAAACTTATACCATTACCAGCAGAATATGTTGTGTCATCATCCGCTTCACAAGCCAAGTCATTACCACTAAGATAATAATGGTTTCCTGCTGCACATGCTGTACTAAATGCTATCTTACCTTCACTTATTTCATCATTTGAAATAACTGTATCTAAATCTAAACTGGCATTCCAATAATCTGATTTGTCAGCAGTCCAATTACCTACCATAGATACAATATCAGACTTTGCAGCATAAGCTAATCCAATTACCCAATCATATATTTCATCTGCTAAACTAAAATGTGTAGTATCTCCATTGCTGGGAGTTGCATGCGGCATCCCTGTTAAGTTATTCCAACTCTGTAATCTATATTCTGTGCTTAAACAGTTCCCGCCAGTTATGCAAATATCACCGCTAGTTGAATTTATATTGCCTGCAACTTCCAATACTTCCCCAGGAGAAGAATCATTAATGCCTACATTCCCATCAGATGTAACCCTAAGTTTCTCATTTCTAATCCCTTGATGTCTTGTGTCAATTATGAGATTACCTGTAACATTTCCAGTAGTATGATTAATGAACTGTGTTAATAATCTTACACCTGAATATACATCCCCATTAGCATCTTTGGTCTGCATAGAATATCCAGCCCAATTATTATCTGTGGTCCCTGTATTTCTTGAAACAATCAATGCCTTAACATTATCTATGTTAGTTATCCCCTCTTCTGTTACAACCTGAAAATGATTTAACATATCAGAATTATCACCTATTGCTAACTTACCCCCATTATCCAGTTCAAAATATAATTTTGAATTGCTTTGAAATATTTTACCATCCTCAGCAATATAAAGTATTGAGCCATTAGTAAAACCTGTTAAAGATATATTATCTGATGTAAAAGTTCCCATAGTGGTAATATCTGCAGGAGAATCTAAATCATCCCAATTATCACTGCTATTCACGGCAAGACTTGTTCCTGCTAAAGTAGAATTAAATGTTACGGTTCCTGTGGTAGTAATTGCCCCACCAGTTAAATAAGTATCATCAGTAGATATACTGGTGACTGTACCTGTTGTAGTAGAATAACCTAAACCAATTACATAATCTCTTATTTGGTCAGCAGTAGAAAGGTGTGTAGTATCACCGTCAGATGGGGTTGCAGTAGGAATACCTGTAAAATTATTCCATGATTGTAGTCTATACAATTCATCAGTTAAAGTTTGATTAAAAGAAGCGTTACCTCCTTCAGCTACAATGCCTGTAAGATGACTTCCGTCACCATAATAATATTGAAAATCTGCTATAACACCATCATTAATACTGTATTCATCCCTGAGAGTAATGTTTCTTGCAGGGTCAAAATCATAAGCTGTAACAAATGAAATTGTAGATATAAAAAGTATGATCAGTAATAGGATATATTTATTCATGATAAACTCCTCGCAAATTGTATTTTTCTTCCAATAGCCTTTAATCTCATATCCCCAAATATTCTGTACTGTTTAGCACTTAAAACATCACCACTATCATCAATGCTTAACTCTGCCAATCTTAGCTTTTCTCCTCCTGGCTGTGCCTGTACTAAATCTATTGTATCTGCCTTAGCAAAATCTACAATAGCACCTCTATACTTTTCATCAATAGAGTTAGAATCAATTGTATGCCCTGTAAAATTGGCTACATGTTGTTTAGATAATTCTACTATCTCAATCATATTACCAGATACACCTACTGGCACTGAAATACATTCATTAATGAAAGTAGCTATGCTCCCCACAGAATTTAATACTATTGTTGCCATTCAAATCCCTGAAATCAGTAACATCCCTTCTGAGTTACATAGTAATGGTACAGCAGTAGATGTCCCGCTTTGTATTGCATGTAAAACTACGCCCATTGCACTAACAGAACCTGTCTGAACTGTAATAAATTTATTAAATTCTCTATCTCTTAAACCTGCTGATTGTGTAAATGTCATCTTTAATGACCTCCTTTTGTTTTTGTATTTTACTTGTCGAAGATTCAGAGATTACCTCACGACAAAATTTAATTTAAAATTAAAAAATAAGTTCTATGTTCCTGAGATGAGATGTATCCATTCACTGCCACTTTGAGCTTCACACATATAGAGTTCATTGTTAGCGACATCTAAACATATGTCACTTCCAACATTGCCAGTCAAGATATTGTCAGGACTTGCATCATGGAGCATTATGCCTCCAATTGCTAGCCCTGAAGTTCCTACACCTTTCCCCATGCCATCTACAGTTCCAAACAAACTACCTGCTTGAGTCACCATTCTTTATGACCTCTATGTAGTGGTAATCTCACATGTAGCATAGTCTCTCAGATATTCGACATCAAGTCTCATGGTGATAGCTGCGCCCTGCATGTCAAATGTAGGGAGGTCGAAATTCTCTATGGTGATGTCCCTCTTATATGCCACAACATAAGCATTAGCCCTGTCAATAACATAAGCATACTTTGCATATGTGCCTGGAGTTGCTGTTGCATTCCTTGAGAACCTGACAACATTCATGCCGAAGATAGTTCCTAAAAATCCAGTCTTCATCATGTCTGTGTTTCCTGCTTTGTCAGCTTCAACAAAGGTGTCGATGTTTCTTAAATCCTGAAGAATCAAGTCTCCTGCAAGGAAGTCAGTAGGGGTATAATCATACCTTTCCAGGTAATTCATACCTTCTGCAATGTTAGCAATGGTAATAGCTGCACCGCCAGTTACTGCATTAGTTGTAGAGTTTAACTCAGTTATGATCAACTCAGTCTCTTTCTCTGCCATCCTTTTGCCGACATACCTAAGATTTATTTCAAACAGGTCAAACTGACTATCTTCCATCATCTCTCTGGTGATCCTTACAGATACTCCCCATTTGACAGGTTCAATGGTCACACTGGTATCATACTCAAGAGAGTCCATTATATTCTCTGCCCCTTCTCCAATTTCTCTTATATCCATTGAATTAGGTTTAATCAAGTTGATAGTCCAACTTGAACCCTGGTTTGCTGTCTGTGCAGGTGTCTGGAACATTGCAGCCAATTCTCTTGGAAGAAGATGTTTATCAACTTCATCAATAAGAACAGGCATGATTAGCTTGGGTATAAGCAAGGTTCCTGCTACTCCTGTGTCTCTCGTAATGTATTCCTGTATTCGATTAAATGTCATCTTTATTCACCTATAGATTTAATGATACAAGGCAGTAGTTCTCGCTACCTGCTTCTGTTATTGCTCTTCCGATTACAGATGATATAACACTTCCGGTATCTACTCCAACACCTATGTTAATCACTGAATCATTCCCAGCAGTTGCTGAAGCTCCACTAAGTAAGCCCACTAACATACCGCCTGATACTGCGCCGCCTGCTTTCACAAGATATGCGCCCCTTGTAGCAATCGTAACCAGTTCGTCACTGCCTGCATTGTTCAGAGCAATTCCGTTACATCGTCCAAATGAATCACATTTGCAAGCATCTAAATCACTTGTGACAAAACTTGATGCCTGTGAACCTACAACTCCTGCTGCTGCTGCTGCGCCTGAAATGTAAACAAAGTTACCGCCTGAAATAGTCTCTCTTGCCTTTGCTGTGAATGTCCTTGGATTTTCTCCATCCCACAAACAAACTGCACCTAATGGATTTGTTCCTTGTGTCATTTATCTAACCTCTCACCAGGGTGAATGCTCCGCCCCTAATACTTCCATGCTCTTGGATAATCTGATTGCCTTTTTCATCAGCAGTATCTTCGTCATCAGAATCAGACTCAGCATCTGCTTTTGCTTTAGCATCAGCTTCTTCTTTTGCCTTTGCATCGGCTTCTTCCTTTGCTTTAGCATCAGCTTCTTCTTTTTCCTTAGCTTCCGCTTCTTCTTTGGCTTTTGCTGCTTCTTCTTCCTTTGCTTTGGTTTCAGCTTCTTCTCTCACTTTAGCTTCTGCCTTAGCTTTAGCAATAGTTTCATTAGCTTCTTTTAACTTACTTTCAGCAAGCTTCAATTTCTCTTCTGATTCTTGAAGTTTTACTGCTGTATCTTTTTCTTCAGACATTTTCAAGGCCTCCCTAGATTTTTTTAATGATTCATCATTAACATTAGTTTGATTAAGTTTGTATGCTTCAGCAAGAGCCATGCCAAAGGTTGCGCCTTCATCTGCTGGAACTGCAACAAGGCTTAGTTCTCTGAATGTTATCCCTCTGGGTATAAATATTCCTTCATCATCTTCTTCAATGCTTTCAACATCTGCGCCAACAGATACGGTGTTAAGCCTGCCATCTTGGATCATTGCCTGCATACCTTTGTCTATTACTTTTGCTTTGAAAGTTACTTTTTGTTGAGATTCAGAATATTCACCTAATAGTACTCTCCCCATGATAGAATCAACAGTATTATCATGGTCTTTCAAAAGAGGCACACCTGTCAAAGTCATAGCAGAAGGTCTTAATTCTTCCTGAAGAAATCTATGATTATTGGATGTTACAACTGCATTTATTGCGGTGCCATTAATAATAAAGTTACCATCAACTGAAGTATGCTCGATTATTGGCACTTGATAATTCAGATTTAATCTCATTTCACTATATAATACTATCACAATTATTTAAATGTATTGATTTTTTAAACCAAATACACCTATAAAGTTGATTTATTAACCTAAATCAAAGAATTAATCAAGTTTTACATACCTACTGGTGGCAGTTCTTTTAACAATCTTCTTATTTTGCCCGATTTCATTCAGATTTTCATCAGTGGCAGGATTTAATGTTAATTCTCTGGAAAACTTTAGCTCAGATTTCTTAGAAATAGCTGCACTTCCTTGCAGTTTATACACAATATCTCCAGAATGGGGCATAAACTGTACTGTCTGCCCTGTCACTGGGTCTGTTCTGCAGCCCCTATTTTTAGTACCCAAAACTCGCCTATTAAAAAATTCTGCCATTAGCCCTCCAATAATAACTTTTCTTTGGCTTGTCTCACCTTTTCTTGTATCTTCATCACACAAGTGCCGCAAAGCCACATGCCATTAACTAATGTCATTGCTTCATTACCACAATTATCATAATTGTGACATTTTGGTTTGTTTCGTATTTCCATCTTAATTCTCTACTGACAATAGACTACATCTGCAACGAGGATGAAGGGGGGGTTGGTTTTCTCCTATTCTGAGTTCTTTGATTGAGAACACCTGACCATTGAGATTATTGCAAATCGGGCATGTTCTTTCTGAGAGTGCTGCAAGAAATCTTACCTTTTTTATCCCTTCATCAACATAAGTATCCACTAGCCCTATGTTCGCCAACCTTATAGTTTCTGTCCTTGCTATCATTGCAGGCCGTAATTCTGCTTTGACAGTGATCTTCTCATCTTTGAATATATCTTTGATGTCTATATTATCTCTGATATTGTTTTCAATATCTTTTATTGGATGATTTTGTCTGAAGCCATCTTTTAGTATGTTCCTCAGTTTAGTTATATCATTTTCAGGGAATTTGCCATTAGCAACTTCAAGCGCAGTTTTTGCAGCTAAATCCTCAAACTTGTCAACCCTTAATCTTCTCAATACATTCACCAAATAATCATAATACCCAAACTCTTCAACCTCTTTAAGATTTACATACTCTTGCACAGACATCTCACCAGAGTCAGCCCGCTTAAGTTCAAGTTTAGCCTGATCAACTGATTCCCTCAATTCTTTAGGCTTTGGTTCATCCTCTTTTTTAAGCACTTCAGGTTCTTCAGGTTCAGGTGCTACTGGCTTTTCTCCGGGTTCGTTTAATTCATCTTCTGGATCAACTTTCTCAGGCTTTGGAAGTATATCCTCTGCACCTTCAAAATTAAGTAACCGTGCGATCTCTAACTCTGCCATCCTTCTAAGAGGTTCTGATACATTAAAGTTCTCAACTATCTTAGTAAGCCTTTCTAATCTTTTATTTATCTCTTCTTCACCTGGAAGGTTCCACACAAAATCTATCTCAGTATCTAATCCTTTGGACTCTAAGAATGGTATGAATATCTGCTCTTCAATTATACTTTCTACTTCTTCCTGCATGGATTTAATCTCTCTCTGCCAAAATTCAAGCTGGACGTTTGCAAGTCCTTCAGGGATATTAGCTGCCCCGAATAACACTAAAGGAATCTCCATGCCATAAGCAAGACGTATCATGTGATGGTCAGATACGTCAGTCAAATTTTTACCTACATCCTTGAAATCTATGACACTCATATCTACATTGCCATCAGTTACCCATTCAGTCCTATTAGTAAGAAATTTAAGTTTATCATTGAAATCGTCAACATCATCAGGGTTAACAGCTTCACCAGGCGCACCTACTTTCACATGGATAGGTGATCCTGCTTTCCGGGAGATCAGTTTTTGTAAATCAGACTCATTTATGACCATATTCTCAATCACCATCTCATTCGGCCATATAATCCCCATTCCATACGCTTCACCAGGAATCTTATTCACCTGCAAATGCGCAATCTGGGTAGGTTCAAATGGGATAAGTTTAGAACTGTTCTTAGTATATCTTTTAAGATCACACATAAACTGATTATATCCTATTACTTTCCCTTTCTTATCTCTCTTGACATACATGTTATTTGCGTTATTCACCTTAAGTTTTTCTTCTTTTATGTCAATCTCCATAAAACCGTTTCCTTTAGAGAACCCTTCCCTAAGCCATTCTCTAAGAACTGTGGGGAAATCTGTATTACTTATGAACATATCAACTGCTTCTTTCGATTTAGGATTCTTTGCCTTGATTGAGAAATCTCCAACAATAGAATGACTTATCTTATTGACTCCTGCAGCTACCACACCAACAGATTTATACAACTTTTCAACATCCTCAAAACTGAACGGATGCTCAACGCCCAAATCTTTCGGAAATCTAACAATAGTATCCTTTACTTCGCCTTTGAACTGTTCCTGGACAGGGTATGAATCGCTGGGTTTTGCTGCGATATATCCTTTAGTGTTATCTCTTACCTCATTTCCCTTATCATTAAATTTGTCTTTTGTCATTTTCTTAGAATGGGATAAATTGTCTGCCAACCAATGCCATGGTTAATCCAAATAACCAACAATATTGCACCTTATAATGCAGCCTTGAATTATGTTTAATCTGTCTGTTTGCGATCACATTTTTGTATATCAACACATCTCTATCAATAGACTTCATACGCTTGAACTCTTCCAGTCCCACGTTAAGCCCCTCTGTATCCATATTGACACTATAACTACACTATTATATAAACATTCTGTTTTTTTGAGGTAATTTATATATATACTTAGGTTGATATGTATGGCTTATATCTTGGTGAAGTGTCAAACAAGGCAAGAGAGATACTCCAAAAGGCATCACCATGACCTATTGCAGTAGTATGAGATTTAAGTTCGTTGTTAACCGCAAGTATGCTATGTAGCATCTTTTGATGATTCAAAAGAGTTATCTTAGGTTTATACTCATCATTTTCTTTGTAATTGACTAACCTACTGAAATTGCTTGCCATATTAAATTTACTTTTAACTGAGAATACTACTGGTTCCCAGATTCGTTTATTTATCAGGTTTCGTTCTCTGAAACTTTCTAGCTCTGACCTGGTATCGTCATAGCTTACTCGGTCTATCTGGAAGAATTCTATTGCTTCATTTACAAAATCTACCTGCTTAGTGTATTCCCAGTTGTGCATGAACTTCTCAAATAATTGGGTATAATGCCCCCCTTCCTGCATAAATATAGTGAAATGAGAGGGGTGAGCTTTCATGCCAATATCTAATCCTGCAACAATCTCTATCCTCCTTGTCTTGAACTCGCAAGCAGGGGATTTGCATGTGTCTAAGTTTAGATCCACTACTTTCATTAATTCTACTCTCTTAAAATAAGCATTCTCAGACCATACCGGACTGCACATATATTCTTTGTTAAAAGCTTTCTCTCCAATCTCATCATTCCTTATCTCACACAACCTTCTGTAACTGAACAACTCAGGCCATAACACTTCTTTTTTTCCTTCATTAATTATTGCTTTGTACTCAGCCCAATCCCATAACTTATTATCTTTTAATTGAAAAAATAGGTCTGTCTGATGCTGAGCTGTGCCTACCAAATGAACCTGCCCTCCCTCCTTAGGTAGGCTCATCACCTGCTCTCTGAAAATAATATTAATCTTATCTATCACAGTAAAATTCAGTTCATTAGTTGGGTCTGCAAGTATATCATCACAGATAACACCTTCACCGTGCCAGCCACGATTAAAGGTTAATATCCCTGAGGGGGTAACCCTAAACCTGTCACCATTACCCCAAGTATAATCTAACATAGCTTTCCCTAGATTATTATCTGTCAGGTTATGAAAATAGGGGTTTGTTGATATGAGCTGTTTGATGTTCTCAGTATGATATGAGCTCATATTTTGGTTATAACTCATATATAGCCAACGCTGATTATCTTTTTCTTTGATTCTATAAATTAGCCACATGATAAAAGCGTAGATGGTTATTGATTTCAGGTGCTTCCTTGCAGATAATGTTGCTGTCCGTTTGTTGTTCTCTATCCTGAGAGCCCACCTAAATGTATGAGGTGCCTTAACAATTGTACCTTTCTTAAAACTGCAGGGGTATATATATTGTATAAAATACGCAAAAGAATCTTTAGCCTTAGTTTGAATATCTAATAGTTCGGTCTTAAGTTTTTCCAAATCATCTGCCGAGCCCATTTCTTGTGTCTTCCAGTAACTTTTTCAATTCAACATTTATGGTCAAATTATTTTCATTCTTAGTAAAATTGAAGTTAGTTACTTGCCTTGGTGTCAGTATTTCCCATTTAACCTTTTGTAACTGTGCAAATGCGCCAGTCCCTTTAGGTAAATCTTCCCAATCTTCTAACTGGTTCAGGCATTTGAGATATTTCTGTTCTGCTAAAGCAATTATCCTTAATGACTTTGCCTTTTCTTTGGCTATGTCTGTATGCAAATCTTTTTTAACAGATTCAAGTATTACTTTAGAGGTTTTATCCCAACCATACTTCTTAACCCACCCATAGAATGTGGTATGAGATATGCCACACTTCGTATAGATTCTGTTAGCTGGAACTTTCTCATGATAAAGTTTTTCAGCTTCAAGCCTCAGTTTTTGCATTGCCGCTTTTGTCTGCCCGGTCTTTCCCATCTTTTTCCTTCTTATCTATTCTTGCAGAATTGTTCCCATACAATCCGCTCTGTTTTTCTGCCAATGATATGCCTTCTAATTCAGGTTTATTTTCATAACTTGCCCTTGCACGCTTGACTGCATACATTTCTTCTTCCATGACAGACATGTTATAATCTCCTTCTCTGCCATAACCTTCATACTTATACCTAAATGCGTTCACGAATACATCAAAAGGGTGCTTCTTTGAAACAGCAGAGTCACGTTTTGCAACAACTTCAACAAAAGATATATACTTAGGTGAACTGTATTTAGTCCAGTCAATCTTAATAGGCTTGATGTCAGCTGCGTTAACATATCCATTCTTACGCATAGATTTCTTAATCTCTTCCTGATAGTGTGCCTCAAAATCATCCATTGCAGCTTTCTTGAAAAAAGGTAACTTCTTCTTGCTTACATCCATCCGTACATTTGATAACTCTCTTAAGAACATGATTTTTGCACTTTTTTGGCTATGCGGACCTACCTGGTTAAAATCTTGTTTTTCTTCTTCTGTAGGTCTTCTGAAAAATTGTCCTCCTGCCATTTAGTCCTCCTTGACTTCTTTCTCTTCTACGCCTTCGGTCAGATGTTTATTCATTCTGCTAAGGGTATCCTCTTTTTGTACCAACTTCTCATTCAGTGCATCCATGATCTTCTTATCTTCTTTCTCTTTTCTTTCTTTTAAGAATGGTCTTACTGTTTCTTGATACCTCTCTTGAAGCCTTTGAAAATTTATTGACAGCTCATTATACTCGATTTGTTTCTTGAGTTCTTCAATATCTGACTTTACATTGATTATTCCTTTCTCAGTTAATTTTGTTTCTGTTTCATCTAGTTTTCTTTTCATTTGTCCTCCTCTAAATACTTATCATCAATCTCTCTTATCTGATTATCTATTGCCATCCTGCAGAATGTGTCAGGCTTAAAATCAGGATATGCCTCAAAGAATTCCATCTGCCTAACACAAAATCCTATGCACCTTTGCACTATCTTGTCTCTTAGCTTAACCTTTTTCATTACAAGTTAATTAATTAACTACTATATTAATGTCTCTATTTTTGTAGCAGTTTTAGCCCAGGTATTATCTTTGGAGGTCTTTATTGTTGCAATTGATTTCTCTCTTATAATTGACTGATCATCATATATTCCCCTCATAACATTCCTTAATTCAGTTATATCAGGAGTTAACCATTTTATACCCTCATATTGCACCTCATGCTGTATTTCTGTAAGTTTACCACCAATAATCCAACCATTTTTATCATTTACATAATCAGTCTGACCACCAAAATTTGTAGTAATAACAGGCAACCCGCAAGCCATAGCCTCAATACATGGAAGATTGTATGCCTCTGCCCTAGTAGGGCTTACAAAAATGTCAGCCTGTGCATACAGATTAACCAATTTATCATAAGGGATATTCTCTAGATTTATATCCAGGATTGGCAAATCTGTTCTATCTTTAGGTGCTAATTCTGATATCAACTTCTGAACATCAGGTATTCCATAAGCAGGGTTGAGTTTCAATAACAGTTTAACATCTTCTTTGTCTGTGAACTCTTCCAAGTATGCCTTAATTAAATACTGAACTCCTCCTCTGTCTTCCAAATTCCTAAAACCTTTGTTTGCCATGAACACAAATTTGTCTTTATCTAGAGTCTTTTCTTTTGGTGAGAATAATAATAAATCTACCCCATGAGGGACTATCTTAACTTTATTTGTGATTTCAGAAACTTTATAAGAAGAATTCATTATACATTTATCTGGTTTAGCTCCCCATTGATAATCTTTAAATGTATTCATCACTGCTCTCCTGGTATGCTCACTAGGGACAAAGATGTATTCTATATCAGGATTCATACATTCTTCAATGAAACTTTTAGGTACACAATCTCCTTCCCAAATCAAGTAAACCCAGTTTCTTTTAGCCTGAGTATTAAGCCTCCAATATAATGGATGAGTTATAATAAGATTAATCTCATCATTTTCTGGTTCTGCTTTCAACATCTTTAATTCATTATCATCTACCATAGTCTGCCAGTTAGGAGGAACTGGGACAGTCAATCTTACATCTGTAATCTTGCTTAATGCTCGGGATAAGTTTCTTATATGATTTGAATATCCTGACGAATCAAACATAGTGCCTATAATATTTATCATTTTATTACCTCATCAATAGATTATTTTCTTTCTTTAGTTCATCCTTGTTGGGCATATTTTCGTGAGTAAAGATTCTGTTTAATTCATTTTCATGCTCTCTTGTGAACTCTTCAAATATGCCCTGATTAAACTTTGTAAGGTTTTGGCTGTCACTGAATCTTTCACCACCTGAAGGAGTCAATTGATGATAATTAACTGCATGAGTATCAACACCAATCTTAAACCCTTCCATTTCTGCCTTATAGCTAAATATCTGCTCTTCCCTGAAACCATGCTTACTTAATCTTGTAGGATAATATTTCACATTTTCATGCACTATCTTTTTAATTAAAGCACAAGACCTAAAATGATGAGCTGGCATAATCTTATCATCAACATAACCATAACCGCAATCATCACCATTAAATATATGATTTCCGTCCTTATCTAAGATCACCCGGTTTATTATCCCATTTGTAAGAAATCTTGTCTCTCTTTTCATTATAGGCTGAGTCATTGGAACTGTCACTCCGCTAGCAATGTCATAACCTGCAGCTATTACTCTAAACAACCTTTCAATATAATCATATTTTAATATCACATCATCATCTACCCTAATGAAATAATCATAACCTCCTTTCTCCATAGCTAAATCTACTATCGCTTGCCTTGCTCTGCTTACACCATGAGGGAACTCAGTCTTTTTAAGGAATATTTTATGATTCTCCAATTTAATCCTTGTAACAATACAATTAAAGAAATGATAATTATTTAATGGAGTGCCTCCACAATCATCAAGAATAAATATATCAAAATCTTTATATGTCTGTGTCCGTAGTGATTGGAGTAATAATGCCAATTCTGTAGGTCTATCTCTAGTATTGATTAAAATTGCGGTTTTCATAGTGTGCTATACCTCTTACTTTTGTTATGGAATCCTGTCTGTTTTGATTGGTGAATGTTAATCTTATCAGTCAAACTGGCATAATTCGGTATGTCTCCTGCAACATGACTGAATGCTCTGTTATCCCTGGGGAAACAAGGACCGCCATAAGCACCACCTGGTTTAAAATATTCTGTTCCTATCCTTCTGTCTTCACCTATTGCATCAAGAATCGTCTCCCCATCTGCGCCTATCTTATTAGCTATCTCATTTACCGAATTAGCAAAACTTATCTTCATAGTGATATAAGAGTTAAGTGCCATCTTCGCAAGTTCTGCTGACTTCAAGCCCATGCGCTTAATCGGTGCATTGACAATATCTTTATATACATTCTCAAGCAAATCCCCTGCTTTCTTGTTTTCTTCGCCAATAAGAATAAAGTCCGGCTTATACATATCACTTACTACATGACCCAATCTTATGAACTCAGGATTATAGCAGATGTCTCCACAAGGCAAGTATTTAGCTAACGCATTGCAAGTCCCAGGCATAACCGTGGAAGTAACCACATACAGATCGCAGTTAAGATGTTTCCATGACTTCTCGATAGAAGAATAGATATATTTGTTACTAAAACTTCCATCAGGCATACTTGGTGTAGGTACTACATTAAATACAACTTCGCAGTCTTTTAGCATAGAAAAGTCTGTGCTAATAATCAACCTTTCAAGATTCATTTGTTGTAAATCCTTGTCTTCGTTCTCTTTTGGGATCATCTCTACTACATCAACGCCATATACTTCATGTTTCTGTGCAAGAACCCCTGCCAAACACATGCCTAACTTTCCCAATCCAATCACTCCTATGTTCATCTTTTCACTCCTATGTTCATCTTTTCACTCCTATGTTCATCTTTTCCCCCATACACTATTAATCCCTATCTTTTTGATCAGGGTATAACCTTTCCTAGAAAGATAATCTGCACCCTCTTTTATGTCTTCAATTATCAGAATAGGATGATATTTGTCAAGTATCTTATCTGCACCTTTTAATACATGCAAATCATTCCCTTCCGTATCTATTTTAATCAATCTTACATTCTTAAACTTGTAACTATCTAACATTACTGTATTCTTATCGCTACTCTCAGTAGTACATATTTTATCCATGCCTGGCCATCTGATACCATTCAAATTAGCTTTCTGTATGGCATAAGGCAAAACCTCATCATACACAGCTTCATTGATAGGTGTGATATTTTTCCATTCGTTTATCACTGCATTATTTTCTAATATATCAAAAGTTTTAGGAGTAGGCTCAAATGCAATGACTTTACCTTTCTGTACTGCAAGGCTCATCATGCCAGTGTTAGCTCCAATGTCAAGAGTCAAATCATCATCTGTGAAATCCTGAGTAATTTCTTTTATGTATAACATTGTTGCAGGATCATCTATTATATCACCTTGCCTAAAACAACCATACCAGGTTTTAGTCCTATCATCAATCAAGAATTTCTCATCATCAAATACAAACTCCTGCCAGGATGGTTTTATGTTATGCTTCTTTCTGAAATAGCCTGCATTCTTCATCTTGATATATTCTATATTATCGTTGAAGTTCTCTGTCTGCCTATGGTGATCAACCCAGAAGTCAGATATATAAATCCTTAACTCTGCTTGATGAACTCTATAAGAATAATCTATATCATCACCTGGTCCTGGGCTGAAGTTCTCATCAAAGTTGCCTATTTTGTTAATAGTTTTTCTTGGGATGAACAGACTCCATGTCCCAGCCCATTTCATACCTTTAATGTATATCTGCCCTGCTGTACCTCCTGCGTTGAACGTAGTTACTACTCCGCATTTATCAAGATTGGAACCTTTGACCAATTCAGTAAGCCAATCTCTGCCATAAAGATTAGGTAAGATAACATCATCCTGAGTAAGATACACATCTAAATCTCCTGCTTTCTCTATCCCGAAGTTGATAGCTTTAGTTATTCCTTCCTTTTTTGTATGATATACTTCTACATTATCATATAAATCAACATATCTATCACAGACTTTATCTGTCCCATCAGTAGATTCGCTTTCAATAAGAATTAATTTAAAAGGATATTCTGTGTTATCAAGAATACTATCAATTGCTGGTTCTAAATGCTTACCTGAATTATGTACAGGCATAATTATTGCTATTGGTTTATTTTCCATTGTTGATATTCCTCTTAATCCATCTATATGTTTTATCAAGACCTGTCTTCATGGATATTTCTGGTTGCCACCCAAATTCTTTCTGGAATAATGTATTATCTGAATCTCTGCCTCTTACACCTTCTGGACCTTTTATATGATTTATATCTAATTTAAAAGTTCCATTATCCAAATTCATTACAATATCCATCATGTTATTCATTGAGATCATGTCCTGCCTTCCAAGATTTATAGGATAATCTAAATCAGAGTTCATAATTAATTGTAATGCTTTAACGCAATCATCAATATAACAGAAGCTTCTTGTCTGTTTACCATCTCCCCACATATCAACATATTTCTTATTATCTCTTTTTGCTTCTATTACTTTTCTGCAAAATGCAGCTGGTGCTTTCTCTCTACCTCCATCAAATACTCCTTCAATACCATATATGTTATGAAGTCTGGCTACTTTAATGTCCATACCATAACTTCTATAAGCTTTACATAAGTGTTCCATCTGCAACTTTTCCCAACCATAAGTGTCTTGTGGGTCTGCCGGATACGCATTGGACTCTTTTAAAGCAGGTATGTCCACATTCTTTTGTTTATAGTTAGGATAAATACAGGCAGAACTTGTGTATAATACATTTTTGATCCCTTCCTTTCTGCATGCTTCAAGTGAATTGAAGTTTACTTGGGTATTATTATATAATATGCTTGCCTGATTATCTGGGTCTTGTATGAAACCCATACCACCCATATCAGCAGCTAATAGATAAGCCTTATCCATACCAGATACTGCCTTTTTGCAGGAGTTGTAATTCCTTAAATCAAGTCTAATAAATTCATCAGTGCAATCTTTATATTCTTCATTTACCCAATCAACACCTCTTACATAGTTTCCTTGTTTCTTTAAATCTCTACATAAATGATGTCCTATAAAACCTGCTGCCCCTGTTACTAATATTTTTGTTTTCATTTTGACCTACCCACCAACATTTGTTTATGAAATAACCAATCTTTCGGTGCATCCTTTATATTAAAATATCTACTTAACCTATTTACCCACCATTCTTTACTTTCCTTAATTCTGTGTGTAGGGTCAGCATCCAAATTAGGGTCGCCTAAATAGGGTATGCTAAATATAAAAATACCGCCATATGCCCTGATAAGATTTAATGTTTTATTAAGATCTTCACCTTTAAGATGTTCCAACACATCTATGACCAATACTAAATCATAACCTGTATATTCTTGTTTTTCAGTTATATCGCCTTGCCTGATGTCAAGATGTTTATATGCAGTATTATCAACAGCCCAGTGTGATTTTTCCACACCCACATAATTCACACCCATATTGTCAAAACCCATACCATACATGCCAAGACCGCAGCCTACATCTAATACAGAGAAAGGATCACAATAATCTTTCCATTGTTTTGCCATTAAAAAGTGTTTTACCTCAAGTTTGTTATGGGTCATATAATATATCTTATCTGAGTTAATCAAGAACTCTCCCATGATTATATCTGGTATTTCCATCAAATTAATCTCTTTTATAGGATATTTACCGAACAAATGTGAAAAGTACCAACTGTCTAAATATTCATTGCTGTGCATCTCTGACTTATTACGATGATTGATATATCGTTTTCTTATGTCCCAAATGTTGCTGCAATAAGCTAAATGCCAGATTGTTGTACCTTCAAATTCAGTTATATTTTTCACAAGTTCGGTCTCAGGCAGTTGCTTTCCATCTTGAGTTATCCATAATACTGGATGTTCGCATTCAGGGTAACGTAACTCTTCTCTTACTTTAAACAGTCTATGAGGCACATGATGTTTAGGAGTGATAGCATCTTCAAAACCTAATGACCCAATAAAATGCCTCATCTTTACTGATACTAATTTCTCAGGATAAGTAGTATTATCTATATATCCTCTTATCTTACTTAAATCCTCTACAACTTCGTCAGCATCCAAAACTAAACACCATTCACCCATGTGATGTAATTTCAAATGTTTAAGATAAAAGTTACGCTGTTTACCATTCATCTTCTTATCTTCCTGATTATAATGTTGAGTTATGACTGTTGCCCTATAATCTAAAGCTAATTGGATTGAGTTATCTTCTGAACCACCATCACAATATATAATATTGTCTGCACTCCTAACAGATTTAAGGCACATCCTTAGATGTTTTTCACAATCTTGACCCATAATTACTACATTTAGTTTTTGCATTTTAAATCATCCTCACTAATATTAAACACATTCATTAGCGAATCTATACGACCACTCATCACATCATCTACTACTTCTTTATCAATCAAACTTTGATAGTATTTAATCCACTCAATTCCAATATTCTTCAATAGAAGGAATGTAATAGTATTATTATGCCCACATTTTTTACAATATGCTCCTTCAGATAAACCACAATTACATTCTAGTTCTTTCAATGTTGTTGGTTTTTGTTCCATCTTTTTTTTGCCTCGATCACCAATTCTTCTATCCTTTCAGCTTTCAAATATTCTGTATCAATACAACAATGCGCATTCTTACCAGCTTCAAGATATTTAGTATAATCCTTGTCTATGATCTTAATGCGCCACTTAACAGGATCATTCCATATAGGAGTTCCAGGAAACGGTGTAAGAAAATAAAAGTCAGCATTAACCAAGCCTTTGCCTTTCATTGATAACGCAAAATCTATTGTCTTATTAGCAGTCTTTTCATTCTCTCCAGGCAAACCTATGATAAAAAATCCTTTAACATTAACACCATATTTATGCGATAATTCTATTGCTTTCTGGTTTTGTTCAATAGTCATACCCTTATTAGATTTCCTTAATATCTCATTATCTCCGCTTTCTATACCTAACGATAACCATTCACAACCATTCTTAGATAATATTTCAAGCCTTGATTCATCTACTAAATTTGCCCTTGTTGTTACTCTAAAAGGCATATCTTTAGTCTTGACATAATCTGTTATTTCTTTCATTCTATCTTTATTCAATGTAAACACGTCATCCAGGAAATAAATTGATTCAAAGCCTTCATCATACACCTGGTCTATCTGTTGTTTCATCTTATCCATAGGAACATATCTTACTACTTTGCTGATATTGAAACAGAATGCGCAGTTATAGGGGCAACCTCTGCTGGATAATAAAGTAGCTGTCCTCTTGCCTGACTGATTAATACCATACTTAGACATATCAAGTAAATCTCTTGCAGGATTAGGTAATTTATTTAAGTCAGGCGGACCATCTTTGATTATACCATCATGATTTAATGCAGTAAGCATGCTATCTTCTCCTTCACCTATTATTACAGCATCAAAATAATCAATTACTTCAGAGGGTAAGGCAGAAGCATGATAACCGCCAGTGACTAATCTTGCCTTACCTTTTAGCTTGTTAGCGATTATCTTTGCTTCCGTCCAGCCTGGAGAAGTATAAGCGGATATTCCGATACAATTAGGATTATATGTTTCAACATCATCCATAAAATCATCAATTGATGTATGATTCAAATCATATACACTAACAGCATGATCATGTTTCTTTAGATTTGCTGCAATATATAACAAACCAATAGGAACTCTATCACCTGCATTTTCCAATATTGATTTTTCTGAAGGATTCACTAGATACACGTTCATTTCTTTATCCCATGCCTGATGAATAATCCCTGCAGTCCTAACATCCCTAATATCATTTCTGTTGGCACATCATAACCCAGCGCAGCAAGTCCCCCGCATGCAAATACTACCATCCCTGCATAAAATGTTTTCTGTTTCCAGAATTGTTTTGTTTCTGCCATTTATTTCTCCTCCATTAGTCTGTTCCATGCCTTTCCTACAAGCTCAAAGTCATACTTTTCTATTACAGCTTTTCTCCCATTCAAGCCCATCTCTTTCTTTCGTTCAGGGTGATCATATAAATAGACTATTTTCTTGGCTGCATCATTTACGTCACATATTCCTCTTTCTACTTCCCAGCTACCAGTGATAGTTCCATTCATTGCCTTGTCGTCATATTCTTTTGAGTGGATACCAAACAGATCTAATTCATTTACCCCAGCTAAATTAACTCCATAACCTGCTTTGTTATTTATCACCAGCTCAGGGGTAGTTGTGTAATTTGTTGCAATTATTGGAACTTCGCAGGCCATTGCTTCAATAATAGGAATCCCAAAACCTTCACCACTAGTTGAAAGAAAGAAACAGTCCATGACATTATAGATTTCGCCCATATCTTTATTGGCAAAACCTTTATGCGATTCCATGCCAGAGAAGATTACCCTATTTTCAAGCCCAAACTTAGAAATGAGGCTCCGGATTTTCCATAATGATTGTGCTGGATCGTCTGCATCAATGTGCATGAATAATATCGCGTTAGGCACTATTGCAGATACAAGTTTCATGGTCTTAAGTGTCTTATCTAACTGCTTCCTAGGCTGATTTCGAGCAACAACTCCTATCACAAACTTGTCAATTAATCCATATTTAACTCTGAACCTATTTCTTTCTTCTTCTGGTTTTTTGTAGAATATTGATAAATCTACTCCATGAGGTATAAATCCTGTATCTATATTATGATAATCTTTAGCTTGTTTCTGTCCAAATTCTGACATTGCTATAGGCATGTCTATCTTTTTGAGGATATTGGCGCAACCTACTGGAAGGCCACCCCCTCCATCAGTAGGAAACCAAAAGAAAGTCTTAGCTGGCGAAGTGTCAATGTTCAAAAACCAGCCATCATTACCATGAAGCATAAATGTGTCAAGGAGTATGATAAATCTGTCTATCATGTTCTCTTTTATGATCTTGGTCATGCTATTCCTGAAATAACTTGGCTGCAGTTCCCCATACATCTTGAAATTACATTTAGTTCCGTCAAATAGTTCGCAGTTGTTTAATGCCATCCCAATATAGGCATTTGCCATATAATGTATCTCATGCCCTTGCTTCTGTAGGTACTGTGCAAGTTGCAAAGCCTGATTACGAATTATTACCGATAGCCCGTTGGAATCATTGGGCTATCAGATAGAATTGCTATTTTCATTTAGACACCTCCACAGATTCGCTTATAATCTGCATTTTTTTATTATAATTTAGTTTTTTCTTTTCCATTTTGGTCTAATTGTTTCAAAATTTGTGTATCAATAATCTTTGCAATATTATGACAAATCGCTGTAAATTTGACACGTTTTTCTTCATTCATTTTCTTTTCCATTTTATTTTTCCACATTTATAGCGTACACAATCTAATTCTCTAGTGACTAAATTATATTCCATAATATTATTAGGAGTGATATTGCAAGGAGCAATAAACAATCCCTCTTTTAGTCTTTCCATTTTTTTATCAAATTCCTTTTACCTCTTGTTCAGGTATTATATATTCCTTATAGGTCCATGCTATCTTCCCATAATTAAAACTTTCTGGACTTGTAAATCTAAACTTACTTTTTCCTATAGTTCTATCCAATACCAAAACATTACCAAGTTCTCCAATTGTTGAGGTAACATAACATTTTTTGCCTGAACTCATAATAAGATTGTTATATCCTATATTGTCGTTGGTTACTATAGCAGAAGTTAATTCATTCAAATATTCTTTAGTGTTACAAACTGTTACCATTGTATTATTCCCTTTCTGTAATTTACCTTCTTCACCTATTGATACAGATTTTCTTACATCAACTCTTTCCTCTTCTATAGTAGGTTCATTAGGAAGTATAATAATTAAAAAAATTACAAATGCCCATAACCCTCCTATAATCCATAATAATATTTTAAACCATTTTTCCATTTTTTATCTCCTCCAAGATATTACTCTATTATTCTACAGTCTTCAAATTTATAGCTATCTATATCTGATTCAGTAGGCTTGATAGAAGTTCCTGACTCAAATATGATGCTATTATCTACTTTCCTCACATGGAAAAAGCAGCCAGAGAAGAATATGGCAATCTCTTGCGGTACAGTAAATCCTTGTGTGGACTGTCTTTTTCCTCTAACGATCTCTCTTAGTTTAACTTCCATTGTGACTAACCTTATATATAGAATCAGGGTCACTATTTAAATGTTGCGTTTATTTGTAAAATACTTCCTTGATTTTGTTGATAGAAGTCTTAAAGTCAGACTTAAGACTAACTATGCAATCAAGCTGAGCCTGCATATCTTTGTTCCTGGGCAGAGAAATAGACTTTATCTTGCCATCACTTCTGAGACATTTTAAGATGCCTAAAATTGATTTAATATCTCTTTCCATAGTCTTACGGACCTTAATGTAATTAGTCTCATTTACATAGATCATAAAACTGGAACTATCATATAAGTTTTTTATTACTCCTGCTTTTACTATTATTTTTGCTCCCATTTTTTTGTTATTTATTATTTATTCCAATACTACTTTAGTAAATTTAGAACATTTAGGAATGATATATTTGGAATCTATGGGTGATATTTAAATGTTTCTATCATAAAGTTTTATATCAGAAGTCTGATACTTTAATTTATATAGTGATACTACTCTATTTTTGGGGTAGTATTGATTTAATTCCTAAACCCAAGTTTTATATATTAGTTATTTTTTAATGTTCTCAGATAATGATCATATTTAAAAAAATAAGAAAAAGTCTCATGCTTGGAGGCATAGGACTATATTCTTATTGTATCTATATAAATCCTTTGGTATTAATCGGGATATTCATCAAATCATACTCAATCAATTTCAGAAAAAAACATGAGAGATATGTAAGAAATGAGAAGTAAGAGCAGTGATGACAACCAGTGACGTAAGGATCTCATGATGGATATAATCTAGAAGATTGTTCAATTTTATTTGTTTTTGTCTGTTTTTCTGGATGAAATTGTATACTTAAAATACTAAATAATTAATTAACAGAATCGGATAGGCACCAAAATAAATTTGCAAAAGAAAAATATGATGCTTATCTATGTAAATTTTTAGTTTTTAGCTATTGTTACGTCTATTAAAATACTCAATAAAATACTCAATTATGGGGTATCAAAATAGAAAAATAAAAACACAAAAAAAAAATTTTGCTTTTGATTTATTTTTTATTTGTTATTTAATATTTTAAGTAAATAAAAAAAGGGTGATTAAATGGGAAGACCAAAAAAGAATAAAAATGGAACTAGCTTAATTACAATAAGCCTGGACAATGATGTTTTATATCAGATTGATGCTAAATCCAAGAGTGTTGACAAAAACAGAAGTGAGTTCATAAAAGATGTCTTGAACACTTTTGCACTTTCGGAAATTGACTTCTGTAATATGATGGCAAAGAAAGCAGCTCAAGATATGTATTATTGGCAAAGCAGGGGAGATTCACTAAAATAATTCAATAAAGGTGTTTAAAGTGATTGAATCAAGTTATTAAAACCAAACCTCATTTTATTCTTTAATTAATCAACCCAAGGTTTATATATATGCTATGATTACTAATATGTAATTGAGGCGAAAACCTCTGGAGGCAAAACAAATGATGGATAACCATATAGAGCAAGCATTCAATGCACAAGAAAGAAAGAACTTAACATTTGAAAGATGGGTTGAGGATAATGAAAGTAGAATCTTGGAAGAATATAAAGAAAGTTTAGATTTTAGTGATGTGCCAGACGAATTTATCAACGAAAGATATATAGAGAGCTTGGAGAATTAAGAATGCGAATGACAGAAGAAGATAATGAATTTTTGGAAGCAGTGGAAAGTATTGACAACGAAACAACAAAGAACATAATTATTTCTTATGTTCAGAATATCAAAAAGAGGTGATCTAAAATGCAAGGAGAAGGAGAACAGGAATATGCAGATTATCAAGCTGAGTGTGATGCGATGGCTCAGGCAGAAGGACAAGCACAAGAGGAAATACAAATGGAAGAAACAAAAGAAGAAGCAGGATTTGAGAGAGAACTAAAAGAACTGAAAATATCAAGAGAGAATGATAGGGACTATAAGTCAGTCTTGAAAGGACTACAAGAACAGTTTGCAGAGAAACATAAAGTTATGATAAATTCAATGGCAGAGAATCAGGAAGCAATATCTAAACTTGAAGATGCAATCAAAACTAAAGCACTTGCTGAATTTATCCTAACTGGAGAGAAGAAACTATCTAGAGGGGTAGGAATAAGGGTAATGAAAGATGTATTGTTTGATGACGATCTGGCTATGGGCTGGGCTAAGCAGACCGGATTATGTCTCAAACTTGACGTATATGGATTCAAGAAGATAGCTAAAGCACAGAATATTAGTTTTGTGACAATCAAAGAAAGGGCTATTGCAACAATCCCCACTAATATTGAGGTAGATAAATGAATAAGGAAGAAATAGCCAAACTCATAGAAGAGATACGAGGAAAAGACAAGAGCAATAAAATGGTTTACTGCACATCTTGTGGGGAAATTTATACTGTAACAGGAGACTCTAACCTTTGGGATATGAATGACTCTTGTTGTTATGGTGGATATATGCTCTGGCTATCCTTAAACTTCCATCCAAAAAAATGGGATGAACTTTAGTTTAATTAATCAACCCAACATTTATATACGTACCAGTTATCAATTTGTAATAAGTGGGAAACCACAGGAGGCAAAATAAATGACAGAAAACAAAACCGTAATACCACAAGAGTATATGATTAACCTGCAAGGGAAAGACTTCATCACACACAAAGGTCTTTTGGCTATTGCGCATGATAAGGGATTAACCTCTATTGAAACAGAACTGATCACAGAACCCACAGCAGACATAATAGTATTCAAAGCAACTGCAATAATGAGCACAGGATTGCATGAAAAGAAGTTTTCTGGATATGGGGATGCTACACAATCAAACGTAAATGCAATGGTTGCGCCTCACATGCTAAGAATGGCTGAAACTAGAGCGATAAATCGTGCTTTACGATTGGCTACAAATGTTGGGATGTGCAGCTCAGAAGAGCTGGGGGATATGAAAAAAACAACAGTGCAAACGATACCTCCAAAAAGAATACCTGTTGAGGAGAAAGATGGAGAGCTTCACATGGTGTGTATAGGTTGCGGGAAGAATCTCACAGATAAAGTATATGGCTTCTCTATGAGTAAGTATAATGAGAGCCTTTGTTTTGTTTGCCAGAAGAAGAAAGAGAAAGGAGAAGAGTATCTTCCCCAAGAAGAAGTAGTTGAGGAAGAAACGGTGATCTAAATGGATGAAATAAAAATAAATGGAAAAGACTATGTGCTGAAAGGCACAACACAAGGAAAGAGAGAGAGCGTGGCAAATAATAAGTATCTGGTAGTGAGAACCTACTCTGCAGGAGTATTTGCAGGACATTTAAAGAAAAGAGAAGGCAAAGAAGTAACATTGCAGGATGCAAGACGGATATGGTATTGGCAAGGTGCGGCATCACTTTCACAACTTGCAATGGAAGGAACAAAGGACCCCGCTAATTGCAAGTTTGCCATGCCTGTGGACGAAGTAATCCTCACAGAAGCAATAGAACTACTGCCTTGCACAAAGAAAGCAGAAGATTCAATAAAATCTGTTGGTGAATGGAAGAATGACTGAGAACAATATCGATGGCGATGGCTATGGCTCTGGCTATTGCTCTGGCTCTGGCGCTGGCGCTGGCTCTGGCTATGGCTATGGCTCTGGC